GTGGTGTAGTTTTTTAAGAAGAGCGGATATTAAAAAAGACACCGTTAGCTGGTGTCTTTAGTATCTGGCAGAGAGGAAGAGTGTCAGATAGAATTTTATTCTATTGATTAATATAATATATTTTCTATTAAATAACTTAATACCAAATAAAATACCAAATAAAAAATTCAAAAAATGCCGTCGATTTGACGGCATTCTCATTTTCTCAACCTCCCAAAAACTCGTCTCTCATTCTGATGACATCTTCGCGCTTGTACAGATTGTCTCGGCCGACTAGCTTTGGTTGGGGAATCAAACCGGCGCGGCGGCGGTGCCAGATTGTGGCTGTTGATGGCGGCTTTTTGCCTGGTATCGTCCAAAGCTCTTTGACCTGTTCAAGCGTTATGTATTCATTCATTCGTAGCCCCTCGTTTTAATCCAATTTTTCCAATTCTTCGCCGATTTTGGCCAGCAGCTCTTGGCCTCGTGCCAAAACGTCGTCAACCGTCCACACGCGTGGGCGCGGTTGGTAGCGTTGGCGGCGTTGTTGTTTGATGACCGGCGTGTCGTCGGTCAGCGGTTTGACCATGCGCAGGCCGTCTAGGCGGCGCATGTAGTCTTTAAATTTCCAAATATCCAAAGATTTTTGACGAGCCGCGTCAGCGGCTTCGCGCGCGGCGGCGATTATCTTGTCTTGATCGGCTTTTTTCAGACGGCCTTTGCCTTGTTCTTCGCCGTCGTAACCGTACAAATCAAAATCCCAGCTTTCATCTGGCAAAATATCCCAGTTCGGCAGGTCGTCGATTTCCTCGCACGCGGCGAGGGTTTGCTCAATTTCTTCAGGAGTTGACGGAATCTTATAAGTTATCGTGTCTGAAACTGCCGCCAATTCTGCCGGGGTTTTTTTGGTAGTGTTATCCCCGCGCCCCCAGGGGGGGGGGGACCCGCCGTATTTCAAAATCCACTCTTTCTCTCTTGAAATAAGGTATTCCCCCGTTTCAAGCTCGACGACGCCGCGCAGGATGGCGGCTTTCTCTTCGCCGTATTGGTTGCGCTCTTCGGTTTCTTCCTTGTATAAGGCGAGCGGCAAGTCGGCGCGTTTGACAAAGGCGTAATCCTCGCCGCCCAAAAGAGCGACAAATTTGCCCCAGTCGCCCTGGTCGGCCGCGTGAACGGCGCGATACAAGAGCGAATCTTCGGCGTCAACGTGGACGCGGCGCAGCTCTCGATAAAGAGTAACCGGCACGCCGCCGATTTGCTGAAATTGGCGGATGCCCCATTGCGAAGCCCACGCGCCGACGCGTTTTGCGGTTTCGGCGGCTGATGTGCCTGGCTCTGCCTCGTCATCGTCGCCCATGCTCTCGCCGGTGTTGGTCAGGCCGTCAATATTCTTTGAGACGTACTTTGCCAAATAGGCAGCGGCGCAGCCTTTTGCCGGGTCAATGTCTTTAAAGTCAACACGAGCAGACGCGCGCGATTTTTGCCAAAAGCGGAAAGAATAATTTTCCCAAAACTCGTCCTCTGTCTTCATGGCGGCTTTGAGTTGGGCGAGGCTGATTTTCTTGCCCGATTCGCGCAGGATGGCTTCTTGGCGGCGGCGCGCTTCGGCGGTGCGCTCTTTGTCTGTCTCAAAATAATTTAATCCCAGCTCCTCGCGGTCGGCGCGGCAGCCGTATTTGGCGACAACGCGGCGGAAAGTCTCCTTGTGCGCCTGCTCCATGAAGAGCAGCAAGTGCCAGTGCGGCGTTGCGTCATGATGCGGCTCGGCAACGCGGAAGCCGTAGATACGGATACCGGCGCGGCCAAGATTGGCGCGAATCTGCGTCCATACTTTTTGCAGGTAGTCTGCGCCATCGCGCGGCGTGCTGCCGTCAAATTTCGGATTGTCGGCGCTGTTTTTAGACAGTTTTTTGTGAAAGCGGCTAGGGCATGTCAGTGTAACCATGCAGCCGTAGTGGCCATGCACGCGGCTGATTTCGTCAAATCCTCTCATGCGCGTCATCAGCTCCATGCGGCGGATGGCAGGATTTGCCATCGAATGCTCCCACAATTCTGCCAAGACGAATGATTCGCCAGTCTCTTCGCAGATTGCCTCGGCTTGCTCGAAAAACGCGCGCGCCTTGAGCTTTCGTTGCTCAAAGCGTTTGAATGCTTCGTTTGAGATATACAAACCGGCGCGGCGGTGTACCATGCCGCATTCGCGCATGACGGCTTCAAATGCGCGGTAGAGGAATTTATAGAGTTGGCGTTTCCACCATTTCTTCTCTTTCAGACGGCCTTTAATACCGGCAATGCCTTCGGCCAGCAGCTCTTCATCGTCGCTTTCGGCGGCTTTGGCGATTTTGCGCAGTTGCTGCTCGAATACTTCGGCGGAGCGGATGCCCTCTTTGTCGGCTGCGTCCATCATGTGCTTGTAGCCCATGCCCAGCATTTCTTTTTGCTCAAACTTAGCAGCCAAAGCCTGCGCCCTGGCTTCGATGGTCTCATTGTCTGCCGACAGGTCGAGGCCGTCTGGCAGGTGTAGATTTCGCACGGCGGCAAGGGCGCGCGCCGCCTCTTTGTCGGCTTTGACAGCGGCAGCCAAATCGGCCAGCCCTGTGGCAGGGTTGGCCGTGCGCTGCCATCGGCTGATTACCACATGGGCCAGGCCGTGGGGCAGGGTCTTTTGTATGTCTTGCTCCAATACCGGAGCCATGTGGTAATAGGTCATCTCGTTAATCATCCGCCCGAATCGGGCCGTATGGGGTATCAGGAAAAGGCCGCCAATATGTGACCTCTGCTTCGGGGAATCTGCGCCCCTCTAAATTTTCGTAGCGGCGTTGGCCGTAGAAACCGGCCTGCACTTTCTCGCCGTCAAAAAATAAAATCTGTTGGTATTCAGGCGGCCTGTTTTGCGTTGTCAACCAAAAGCCTGCCTCGCCGATTTTCGCCCGTTGGCTCCAAGCCATCGCGGCGACTTGGGTCTCTCTTGAGTAATAGCCGCCGCCCGGCTTTTGTTGAGGATTCATGCCGCGCTTGCGCGCCCATGCTTCAAAGTTTTTGACCTCTAGCTCTCGATTCATATTTCGTACTCTTCTTAAGTTGCCACCCATACAATATAGGCAAACCATAAAACCAACAGGGCGAGGGCGAGGGCAACTACGAAAATTGTCAGCAAAACCAACAATCCGCAGACACTCATATAAATGATCATTCCGACATACATGAAATATCCTCCCATTCGGTCATTGCTTCATCCAGAGCAGCACGGTAGCTGTCTCCAAATCCATGAATATCTACTTCTTGGTCATATAAAAAACAACAATACTTACCGTCCAAGTTCTTGCTAAACTCAACCGTTCCAACCTTGAACAGAAAATCCAACCGTTCTGTGTCTGTATTCTGTTTCGCGTTCATCATCACATTTCCTCCCACGTTATAAATGTCCATCACGCTGCCTCTCGTACCAAATAAGCTGACGGCCAGCCCCGTCGGCTTCGTACTTCATACAGAGCGGCATTGACGGTCTTGTACGGCTTCTTCTTGCCGCTGCCGTCGGCGTTGAGTTCGAGGACTGCTTCGCCGTCTGCCGTTGCGATGATTTTTCCGATTTGCACGTCGCTGCCGTATGGCTCGTAGTTCATGATTTTGTAGTTTTTCATTTCTCATCCTTTTTAGTCTTCATCCGGCGGTATTTCCGCCGCCTGTCTGATTGGTAGTTGTTGCGCGGGTTATTGGATATCAATCAAAACTGGTTCTTTGCCTGTTATCTGCCGCATTTCGCGTTTAAGGATTGCTAGGCATATAAGGCCTGCGTTCTGGGCAATGCTGCCGCCGTCTTCGCCATCTTTCGGCATTGGTTCGTCCGAGGTTAGCTTGATAAACAGGCCGTCTGATTGGTCGCTGATAAGGATGCTTACTGTTGCCATCGTTTAATTTCCCTGCCGCCTGTCGGATTACCCGATAAAACCTAATTAATATTCCCGATTCTCGCCGCCCAATCAGCGATTTCTTTCTCTGTGTACTCCACCTCGCTGCGGCGTTGCGCTTCTTCGTGCAACCATTCGGCGACGATTTGCGCCGCCTCGTGGGGCAGGATGTGGGCGACTTGCCAGAGTGGGATGTCGTTAAACAATTCCTGCACCGTCATCGCTGAATCTCCGCGTCGCCTTGTGTTGGCTCGTATTCAGGGCTTTCGTAGTCGGCGGCTGCTTTGGCCTCTGCTTCGCGCGCCTGAATGTCCAAGACTGTTGGCGTTTCGGCGGCGGTTTTTGCTTCAGACGGCATCATGGCCATCAATGCCCAAATCGCCAGCGCCATTGCGATGATGTCGAGGATGTAGCGGATTCTGATTTTCATGATTAATCCTTGTATTTATTTATTCAAAATAACTCACAATGTCTTTAATTAAATCAACAGGCATGGATGACCGCACGATATGTTTGCTTCCTTTCCAGTCGCAAAATGCAAATTTCGCGCGCTTCGCCTGTTTTAAATTCATCGCCACGCCTGAAGCGAAACCAGTTCTTTTAACCGGGAAATCATCGCTATATGCGGCATAGCAGGCCACGTTTTTTACGAAACTCAATCCCTCCCGCTCCAACTTGTCAAAAATCATTGATGATTGAGGATTCTCAATAACAAACGGTATTCCCAAAGCCTTGACCAATTCAGCTGTGAACAACGCTGTTAAATCGCCGTTCACTCCTTTTCTCAAATATCGGGAATAAACAGCAGGAATTTCAGGTGCGTTACGCTCAACCAATCTACGGACTGATACATACGGATGTTTTTTCCAGTTTTGAAAAGTTCGTAACGCTAGGCTGTTTTTATCTCGATAAGCGTTTCCGTTATCTCCTGCGGTTGCGAAGCTCCAAGATTCACACGGCGGGCTTGCCATCAGTAAATCAAACGGAGTTTTTTTGTGCATATCGACAAGTTTTTTTATATTTTTCAAGTCTGATAAATCCATCACAATATCGGCGTTTCCAATCCCTACCGATACGACATCATGGTCGGGCAGTGCCTTTTTTACGCTTCCGTTGCCATCGTCAAATAAAGCTAAAATTCTCATTTTTTCCTTTCCCCTTAATTGCCTCTGATGGCGCGGCGGTCGCCGATGGGCGGTCGCTGCTTGGCTTGTACTGTTCCGATTTTCTTGACGACTTCTTCCACGCCCATTTTGTTGGCGGCGTATCCTGCGCTTCTGACGCGGTTGTCTAGGTCGAGCAGGTAGTGATTAATCTCGTTTGCTGTCAGGTTGGGCAGCCCCAGCCCGTAGGCGACGTTAATGGTGTTGACTGACTGTACTAACTGGCGAAGCTGGGCGACGATTTCCTGCACTTTCTCGACTTGCTCCACCTGCCCCAGCGTCATGGTCATGGCGGCCAGCTCGTTGGCTGTGTAGGCTGGTTTCGGCCGGCTCGGCATGGCGTCGCGCTCTAAGGCATTAAAAATCTTGGCTTGCTTCGTTTTGGCGGCGGCCAGCGTTTGGCGGATGCTTTGCATGGTTTGTTGCTGATTCATTTTTCTCCCCCTAGGGCAGCAGCGTTTCCTGCTGCTTGAGTTTGATGTCTTCCTCTACTGCCTTGAGCGTTTCGCCGTGTATTTCCGGCGGCTCGTTGCTCTCGTTGGCGTAGAATCGGCTGCCTTTTTGAATCGTGCCGGTAATCTCGAAATATCCTGTTCCAGTCCATCCGCAGAGGGGATTGGTGCAACGCAGGTAAAACAGGCGCGTTAGGATGGTTTGGCGCGTGGACGCGTAAACGACGCATGGCTCTTCGCAGCATGGGCAGGCTTGCTGCGCCAATTTCAGACGGCCTTTTTCGTGTTGGTTTCTATGCTTGACCGTCATGGGCTTGCTCCCTTGCATAAACCACTAGGCCGCCGCCGTGTTTGCGGTAGGTCGCCGTCGTGCGGATATTGGGAAAGCGTTTCATCGGCTCGGCTCGGCGGAAGTTTTCGGCTTCGCGGTCGGTCAGCTCATGACGCGCGGTTTCTTGATGCTTGGCGTTTACGATGATTAATTGATTGTTTGACATATCCCCACCTCTTATTTTTTTAAATTAAACCGTGTTTCAGCTCGACGTCTGTCCTGGCTGCCGCGTAGGCGCGCAGGTAGATTTCGGCGTATTCCAGGGCGGCTTGGGCGGTAAATTCGCTTAACGAATGATTCGCCGCGCAGGCCGCAGCCTCCATTAAGTCAAGCTCTTCGCCGTAGAATTTGACCTCGACGGCGGCAGTGGCTAATTCGTCCGGCGCGCCTGTTTTGGCGCAGGTGTCGGCGTGGACGTGTTGTTCGAGAGACAGTTTGCACACTTCATTCCCCTTTACGCGATGATGATTTCATGTGGGTAGATTTGGCTGACCATTTGGACGGCCGCTTTTAAGGTTTTGGCAGGTTTGCGCGGCAGCTCGCTGAAGTTGCCGTCTTTGCCGCGTTTTTGGATGGCGAGAAAGCCTTTATCCCAAGTGGCAACCTCGACAAGCGAGCCGTAATAGAGTTGGACGTTTATGGGTTTCATTTTTTTGCTCCGTTTAGTTTGGTTATGCCGTCTGAAAATTATTTTTCATTCCGCTATAATTTGTTTCCCTATCAACCAAAGGAAAACACATGGATTCAACTGTTATTTATCCCTTGCAGATTGACTCGCCGCTTGAGATTCGCTATGACGAGGAGTCAAAAACACTATCCGTTTCCTGCTATCAGTTTGCGTCTGACCGCATCGGCGTGAAGATGGCGCTCCAGTTTTCTGCCCAGGCAACACAACAAATACTTCGGTCTGTCGAGCATCTTCAAAGTGAGTTCGGAGTAAAGTCATCAGCAGACGATATGCCGCATAATCTGCAATAGCCTCTTTCCATTCTTTCAACCGTCTGATAATTGCCGACGGTTTTTTATTGACCGCTGTCATTTTTTCTTGCTCCGTTTGGTTTGGTTATGCCGTCTGTCCGGCTGGTCAAGCGTCTTTCCGCTTTGTCATAACCCCGTTAAAATAGAAGCTCCTACACAACCTTTTAACGGAGAAAAAATGCCTAAAAAATATAATGTGGAAGAACTTATTGCACTTCAGCAGGAAATCCTTAGCCTGCTTGCTCGTTTTGATGAATATCCATACGATCCGACTGGCCGTCTAATAATGCTTCGAGGCGTCGAAGAATTTGATCTGCGCGAACCTCAAAAGCCGCGCGTGATAAAGAGTTTGGCTCTGACCATGCCCGAGGTGCTAGATGTGCTAAAAGAGCTTGCTGCAAAAAAAGGCATTCCCTTATAGTTTCCTTATCCCCCTCTTCAGCAGCACCTGCCATTACGGTATATACCGCCCAAAAGTCTTTCCATTCAAAATCACGAATCGCCTGCTCTGCGGGCGTTTTTTGCTGTTCGGTCATTTTTTGCTCCTTGTTCGGATTTAACGGCAGATGCCGTCTGAAAGTTTTTGGGTGCGGACGGCTTGAAGCTCGTCCGCGATTTCCTTAAGATTGAATTTCCGAAACAACCTAAGGAATTAAAAAAATGGCTACCAGAGACGAAGCATTGGGACTTGCCGCCCCGTTTTCCGAAACGCCCTATATCTCGCCCGACGAAATCAAAGCAGAGAAACTCCGTCTGCTTGACAACCTGCTCCACTACCGAGAAGCGCACGAGGCAGCAGAATCATGGCTGGCGCACCGTCTGGCATCGGAATCCAGTCCAGAACAAATCCGACTGCTTCAAGTGCTGCAATCACATCTGAAGACGGTTTCTCCGACTGCCAGCTTCTCGGAATAACCAAGAAAGCATGATAGATACCGTCTCCCTGACGGTTTGGATCATCGCCGCCGACACAGTGCCGCTCCAGCCATTCGCTCGCGGCCATCCTTTGCTGCACCATACCGTCTGCTGTATAGCCCCCGCACATTTCCAAAGGCGGGGTTTTTATTTGTTCTGTCATTTCTCCGCTCCGTTTTCAGTAAAAGTAAATTATAAAAATACGTCTGGTCTTAAATCTTCGCGGCGTACGCCATATCCCAGCTTTTCGATTTCTACTGCGATTTCAGCAGGAATTTTGTTTCTTCCTTTTACCCAACTATTTACAGTAGAACGCTTTTTCCCTAGTTTTGCGGCAAGGGCGGCTTGACCGCCTGCGGCTTTAATTGCTTTGTCTAAATTGTTCATTTTTGCTCCTTAAGTTCAACAAAGTATATTTTAAATATCCTAAAAAGTAAACTTTTAGTAGCCGTTTTTTGTCTATTTAGAATTTACAATGCTGAAAACATGGAGAATTTTATGACTTATGATTTGGCAAAATGGGCTACTGAAGCGAGAAAAGCAGCAGGCATGACCCAAGAAGATTTTGCTTTTGAGCTTGGTTTCTCGACAAAAGCGAGCGTCAATGCGATTGAGAAAGGGCGGAATAAGCCAACGTTTGAAACAATGGTAAAAATATCTGAAATTTCAGGATTCCCATTGCCTTATCAGGATGATTTCCATATGAAAAGGCCGTCTGAAAGTTCAGACGGCATCGAAACGGCGCGCTTGGATTTGTTCGACGTTGCCGCCTCGTGTGGCAGCGGCCATTTGAATGCCGACTATCCCGAATTGCTGCACTCGCTTGAGATTCCGAAATCGGCACTCAAAGAGCTGCTCGGCACGGATAATCTGCACGGTGTGAAGCTGATGTCGCCCGACGGAGACAGCATGGAGCCGACGATACCGCCGAAGTCGATCACTTTAATCAAAACCGATGTCGTGGAGTTTGAATCGAGCGGCGTGTACTTGTTCACGTTTCAGGGCTATACCTACATCAAACGCCTGGCGCGCGGAAAAGCAGGCGTCATCCATGTGACGAGCGACAATCCGATTTACAGTAAATCCGACTTTGTGATTGAGCCGGCAGAATTCGACGATTTGTTTATTCACGGCAAATTTTGGAAAGTCCTGCCGTTGAATTTTTTGGATATTTAGTTTTAAAAAAAAGGGGATTTTATGAACGAGGAAATGTCTGATTTGGTAGCCTTATTCGTCTTGGGCATGTGTACGTTTTATTCTGTTTGGCTGTCGATGGAGTTTAGCCCTCGAAGCAAACTGCACTTGCTCTGGACGATTCCTGTCGGCTTTTTTGGCTGCTTTGCGGCTTTGGCTATATTCTCGCTTGCGGTCAGTCAGGCGGATGACTTTTTATTTATTGCGGCGGCCAGTGCGCTATTTTTGCCGTTTCCGATTTGGCGGCTGTACAACCGCCGAAAACTTGCGCCTGTACCGAAAGAGCAGGCCGCGCCTAAAGAGCCGGCAGTATCAAAAGAGCCAAGCGCGCAAATTCTCACGCCTGCGTCTTTGTTTGATTCCGTCCGGAATATGAAAAGCAAACTTGATTTGCAGACGGCCTTATTGAAGAAAAATAACGGCGACGATTTACCGCCGCCCGAAGTCAGCGGATCGAAATATATCAATCCGAATGACCCGAAATTAAAGCAGCATTATGAGCCGTTTAAAGGCTGGCGAAGCGATTTTAAAAAAGAAATGGGGTTTGACGATGATGATATTATCCTCGACGATGACGAGGACGAGGAAAGTGTAGAGCTTCCAGACGGCTTAAGTCTGGGCGACAAGGTCTCTTTCTTCTACACAAACGCAAAAGGCGAATTTTCTGAACGTCATGTCATCATCGATGGCTTTGACGGCCTTTATTTAGAGTGCTTTGATTTGGATAAAAATGATGATCGAACTTTCTGCATAGATAGCATTGACGGCGGCGTTGTCAAAATAAGTACCGGCGAAGTATTTTATTTTTAATTTTTTTTGAAAAAGTGCTTGCGTTACCGCATTATATGCGGTAATATACACACATGGACGGCAAACAGCCTCCCCGACACCTTGACGGATTCAGGGATAAATACCGAAAGGAAAATCAAAATGTTCAAACGCGTTATCATCTTCACTTCTTTCAACGGCTTCGCAAAAGTTTCTCAAACTGAAAAACGCCGACTGGCCAACATCATCAATTCTGAAGTTTCTATCATCAACGAACACTTGGCAGCCAAAGCAACCATCGAATCACTTGACGGCCAATACCGCGCTTTCCTTTTTAACGACGAAGCCCCTGCAATGGCTGAATTTATTGAAAAACTGAAAGCCTTTGCGGAAAGCTCCGACGGCGTCTCTATCCGCGCTTTTGAAATCGACGAGAGCGAATACAACCGCCTGCCGCTGAAACAAAAAGACTTTTTGGCAGCCGCCAACGGCAATAAAATTTTTGAAGCATAAGCAACCGGCCGCCTGAAACAGGGCGGCTTTTCTGAAAGGTCATCATGAGTAAAAACAACGCTTTCAACCGCTATCCTGCCGTCATCCACGGCGAGGCGAGGGCGGAGAATGACGAATTTGTCGTTTATACGCGCTATCCAAGATTTTTGGCGCGCAAATCTTTTTCCGATGATTATGTCGGCCTGCTCCCCAGTCACGGCGTCAGCGGCGATTTGGTGCAAGACGAGGCAACCGGCCGCCTTGCCTATCGCTCGAATGTCGGCGTGTTTTTGTCTGATTTCATTTTTCTTGATTCAAATCGCCCAGAATTGACGGCTGAATGGCAAGAAAGTCTGAAGGCCGCCTGCGCGCGCGTTGTTGCCGATGATGTGATGTTGTCGGAAGATGGGGTATTTTATGATTGAAAAAGCGGAGTTTGGCTATACGCCTAACAATCTGAAAGCCCTGCGCCAAGAGTATGGGCTGACGCAGCAGGCCGTCGCGGATATTACTGAAACGTCTTTGACAACGGCGCAGCGATGGGAAGCCAGCCCGGCGTTGAGCAGCTATGCGAATATGCCGCACACGAAATGGCTGCGGCTGCTGCAATATCTTGAGCAGAAATCGAATTAAAAACAGAGGCCGTCTGAATTTCAGACGGCCTTTTTGTCGGGCTAATATTTTATTTTGCGCATGGCTTGATAATTGGCGAGTTCGCGCTCGGCGTGGTTGTATGCCTCGATGTCGGCGGCTTCGCTGGCTTCGCGGCTTTTTTGTTGCCAGTATTGGATTTTTTGGGCTATCCATGAATATGGATCATGAGTTTTGTTTTCCATTTTTTAGAATCTCCGTAGTTTCGCCTGTCGGCTGAAAGTTGTTGGTCGGCGCGTCTTCGTAGAGCGTGATGTCGGGGACGATGCGCGCTTCAAATTGTATGCCTGCGGTATAACCGCCGCTGTCGATTTTATGCGAAACCTCGGTAATCAGCCAAGCCTCCGCGTCGATTTCGGGTTTGAAGCCTTTGACGACGGCAGGCGTTTCGGGGTAGAGGTCAGGGCGGCCGACGGCGAGGGTAATGCTAAATTCGGCAACGCCGCGCTGGATTTTTTTAAATGCGCCGCGCGCGCCTGACCATGCGCCGCTTTCTGTGGCATACAGATGGCGCAGGGTTTTTATTTTTTGGCCGTCGGTGTTGACTTTTCGATTGTCGATCACGGTTTTTGTTGTCGTTACTTTTTTGGTTGTGTATTGCCTGCCTTTTTTGCCGTTTACCGTCTTGCCCTTGGTGGCTTTGCCTTTTTGGGTTTTGCCTTTTACGGCTTTCCCTTTGATGATTTTAGTTTGGCTGACTGTTTTTTTATTGGGGTAGGCGTTGTCTTTGTTGACGATGACCTCTTTTTTTTGGCCTGTTTTTTTGTCGGTGTAATAGGCGCGCACGGCTTGGTAGCTGTTGCTGCTTGAGTAGGTAAAGCTGTGGCTGTCGCCGCTGGCGCGCGTGATGGTGGTGGGCAGGATGGGCTGGCCGCTGGCGGTTTGGCTTTCGCCTGCCGGGATAAATAAGAGCTTGCCGTTTTTTATGGTGGCAATGGCGTCGTACTGCTCGGCGATGCGGTTCATAAAGGACGCATCCGATTCGTTGGTCTGGTCGATGTGTTCTATTTTTTGGTTTTGGTAATCCTTGCTGATGATGTATTCGTACTTATGCTTTTTGGCGATTGTCTCGATGATTTGGTAGAGCGTCTGCTTGTGCCAGCTTTTCTCGACTTGCTCGGCGAGAGCCTCGGCAAGGTCGGCGGCGCGCGCGGTAATGCTTAGGCGGTCTGGGCTGCCTGATGCGGTAAATTCGGAGACGAGGTATTCGCCTTTTTCGACGAGGCCAGTTTCTTTATAGCCCAGTTTGAGCGTGATTTTGCTGCCTGTTTTTGGGATGGCGATTGTGCCGTCGTGGTCGTCCAGTTCGATGGTCAGCTCGTCGGCTTCAAATCCGCGCTTGTCGGTCAGGCTGATGCTGATGATGCGGCTCATTGCCTGCGTGCCAAATCGTCGGCCGTCTATGGTCAGCTCGGCCGCCGGCGTGAGATGTCGGGCGTTTTTTCCGCTGACTTCGTCAAATATTTTGGCGGCGGCTTTTTGGGCGGCCGCGCTGATGGAATCAAAATTTAATTGCATGGTTTAAATCCCTGTCAGGTTTCGGACGACGGAGACGGCGACGTTGAGGGCGGCGCCTTCGAGGCCCAGCGCGCTGTCGGAAACTTTCTTCAGGCTCATGCTGAAAGAGATGGCGCGCGCGGAGCCGTCTTGGTTTAGCTGGCTGCCGCGCTCTTGGATATTTGTGATGACGTAGCTTCCCATGATTTTGCCGTGTCCCATGATTAGAGTGTAGGGCTTGCCGGTGGCCGCCATCATGCGCAGGGCTTCGATGCTTCCTGTGCCGCCAGTGACTTCGGGGCGTAGCTCGCCTTCGATGGTCATTTCTTCTGGGTCTTTGCCTGTAAATTGGGCTGGAGGCATAGTGCCGACGGTTGCTTGGTTTGGGTGTTTCCACGCCTGGCTGCGGCTGTATTGGTTAAAAGGTATGGTGCGCATCAGGAAGACGAACATTCCTAGGCTGCCTAATAAAACCATGATTTAGTCCTTATCGAAAAACGAGGAATTGCGGCGGCGCTGCTTGGCTTGGCTGCGCTCGTTGAGCCTTGCCATGATGGCGTTGACGAGGCTCTGCTCGCTCATGCCCGGCGCGGCGTGAACGTTGATTGTGATGTTGTCGCCTGCCATGCTGACGGCGTGGGGCGCGGCATTAAATCGGGTCGGGCTGGGCAGGGCGGATTTGCGGCTGTCTGAAAATCCCAGTCCCAAGCGGTTGCCGATGTTGGCGAGTACGCCTGCGCCGCCGCGTCGGATGGCCTCGACTGCCTGCCAGCCGCCGAATTTGGCGACATCGCGCTGACTAAAGACGACTTCGCCTTTGTGGACGATGCCGGCGGCTTCGTTGACGCCGCCTGCGCCTGTGTAGCCGCCTGTCGAGTAGCCCTTGCCGTCAAATACTTTGCCCACTTTGGCGATACCGCCGCTGATCATGCTGCCGATGCTGCTGAATTTTTCGCGCAGGGCGGCTAATTTTGAGGTCACGCCGTTGATAATCTGCTGAATCAGATTCCTGCCTGCCGCCAAAAAGCGGCCGCCCAAGCTTTGAAGATAGCCCAGTATTGCGCTGAATTTGCTGGAAATGTACTGCACCAGCGGCATGGAGCGGATGTAGTTTGCCATTGCGGCGAATCCTGCCAAGACGCGCGCCTTGATGCTTGATACTAACGAGGAAATATAAGACACGCCGCTATTCCATGTTGCGGAAATCGACGCCCAAAGGTTGGCAAAAAATGTCTTGATGACGCCCCAGTTATTCACAATCAGGCGCGCGATACCGATAAACGGGAAGACAAAATTTAAAATCGGGTTTTGAGAGAATACGTTGTTTATCCAATTCCAGCCCGAAATCAGGGCGGCTTTGACGGTCTCCCAGTTGCGCCAAAGCAAAACGATGGCAGTGACGGCGAGGATGGCCCAGCCGAAGGGGTTTGTCACAAGGAAAACTGCCGCTTTTGCGCCAAAGCCTAGCAGCGCCATGCCCAGACGGCCAAGCCAGCCGATGATGGTGGAAATCGCGCCGCCGCCGCCTGAAAAGACGCCGAAGAGGCTGAAGAATGAGAATTTTGCCAGGGCGATGGGGACGATGATGGCGGAAATGGCCGCGCCGATGCCTGTGATGACGGTCAGGAAGATGCCGACGGCGGCGACGATTTTCATGATGGTATTGGCGGTCTCTGGGTTTTGGGCGGCCCAGTTGCTTAGTTTCTCGTTGATGTCGCCGATCCATTTGGTCAGATCTTTTAATTCGGGGGCGATGGATTCGCCCATTTTGGCTAAAAAGTTGGTAAATGTGCCGCTGGCTGCGTCCCATAAGTTGGTCAGCGTGCCTAATTGGTCGTTGACGCGCTGATTGAGGCTGGCTTGGGCTTCCATCTTTTTGGCAAATTCTTCATAGCCAGCTTTGCCTTTTTCAATCATGGTATTCAGGGCTTGCAGCGTCTCGGCATCATCTCCAAAGATTCCTTGCAGAATCTTGAGGCGTTGCTCGGTGTTGACGGCTTTGAGTTTGGCGAGCTGCTCATACATTTTGTCTAAGCCGCCAAATTCTCCTGCGCCGTTGGTAAAGTCGAGCGACAAGCCTGTCCCTTTTGTGACTTTGGCGATTTTTTTAGTATCCATCATGCGTGTAAATACTTTACGCATGGCGTTGCCTGCCGATTCGCCCGACAAGCCTGCTTGGTCAAGCATACCGACGAGCGGAGACATCATCTTCATGGCGGATTCGCCTTTGATTTTGAGGGTATCTAGGGCAGGGGAGAGTTTGGAAAACGCGCCCAAGATGTTGCTGTCGTCCGTGCCTGCGTAGTAGAGGCGTTGGACTTGGTCCATGATGGCCAGCATTTCTTTTTCCGTGCCTCGCGTGGCGTCTTGCAGCTTGGCGGCCATCTCGGCAGCGGCTTCGGGGCTTTTTTTGAGTTGGACGGCCAAAAGGGCGGCGGCCTCGCCCGTACCGCCCAAGACGGTCTTCGCGCTCATGCCTTGACGGATTAACATGGTCATCAGGTTTTTAAAATCTGCCGTCGTCCCCGGCAGGCGGTCGCCCAAGCGTGTGGCCAGATTGTCGATGTCTTTGTATTGGGCGGAGACTTTGCCGGTATTGTCCATCATGGCCGCGCGTAGGTCGGTGGAGGCGGTTTCTGTTTCGGCGTAGGCTTTGACCGGCGCGGAGAGGACGTTGCGCGTGGTGTCGGCAATGCCGCGCGCGGTGTACATCAGGCCGACGGCGCGCATTCCGGCTTCGGTCATTTGGGCTTTGGCGGCGGCGGCTTTATCTCGTGCCGCCATCGCTTTCTGTTGACGTTGCAGGGCGGCTTCGGTTTTCTTCGCGGCTTGCTCTAATTGCTTTTGGGCTTCGGCCGCGTCTTTTGTGACGACGCCGTGTTTTTTCAGCTCGGCGTTGATTTCTTCGATTTTTTGTTGGTAGCGGCTTTGGCTGTTTTGCAGTTTTTCTTGGGCTGCTTGCAGTTTTTCTAAGTTTCGCGCCTGCGCTTTGGTTGGCACGCCTGTCTTGGCGATTTCGTCTTTTATTGCTTTTTGGGCAAGCCTGTTTTCCATCAGGGCTTTGGTTTGCTCTTTTATTTTCGCAGTTAGCTGCACGCGTTGCGTCAGCCTGGCTTGGGCGCGCTCGTAGCCTTTCATCTCGCCTTCGAGCTTGTCGAGGGTCTGCCCCAATACGTCGCCTGCGCTTCGCAGCTTTTTGAAAGCCGCGCTGGCTTTGTCGGTGGCCGACATGATGATTTTTAATTCGAGGCTTTTAGACATGATGTTTCCTGTTTTTTGATTACAAAAGGCCGTCTGAAATATTCAGGCGGCCTTTGTTTACTCTTCGGGCGTGTTGATTTGAATTGCCTTGTGCGTCCACTCAATCAGCTCGGCGATGTTGCATTGCTCAAACTTTTCGAGGCTGCCGAAGGTCGCCGCGCATTGGGCGAGGCAGTCGTTGATTAAGTTGTAATACTTTTTATCTTCTTCTGCCGCCGCCTGATAGATGTCGGCTTCGCGGCTTAGGATTCGCTCGAAGTGGTCGGCTCGGAATTTGAGCTTTGGGAATATCCCAAATCCTGCAAGGCTGCCTCCATCTCGGCTTTGGCTGACGGCGGCGCTGAAAAAAAATCAATGGCAACATTCAAAACTTGAGCGTCCGACATGCTCAATTTGCCATAGGCGACACGCGTCAGCGGCGGCGTCGAGATTTTGCCCAGTAGTTTTTGGACGGTGTCTGTGTGTTTGACTTTAATCAAGTCCTGACCCAAGCCCTCCATGTCTTTGGCCAGCGGCTCGCGCAGGGTGTAGCGGTCGCCGGAGGAAAGCTCGATGGTCAGGGTGTTGTCGTCGTTGATTTTGATGGTTTGCATGGTTTGCTCCTATTGGGATTTTAAGATGGCGGCGCGATACCAAACGCCTTTAAATTCGGGCGCGTAATTGGTGGTCAGGTCAAATCAGCGCGTTAAGGCGGCGGTGAATGGCGGCGATTTGCTGGTTGAAGTTGTCTTGGTAGCTCTCCAGCTCGGCGATGCGGCGTTGCAGGTCGCTGTCGTCGTAGATAGTGTCGCTGTATTGACGGCTCTCCAAGGCGGTCAGCCGTTGCTTGATGTCGCTGTCGTCGTATGCCGTCTGGCTTTGGTTTCCATCCGCGCGGATGATGGCCACTTCGGAAACGGTCACGCTGACGGCCTCTTCGTGGATTTCGCCGCCTGCGCCTGCGGTCACGGGCGTGATGCTCGGCGTGATGAGCAGTTGTCCGCGCAAATAGGTTTTGACGTACTGGCCGCTGATGGCGCGTAGGTCGTATTCGGCGGTTGTGTGCGTGATGGCAGCGGTCAGGACGGAAGGGAACATCAGGCTGACGATGTTGCCGTCAACGGTCAGCTCGGGCGTGATGGTTGCGCCGTCGGGGAATTTGACGGCCAGTGCAAAAGACAGGCCGTCGGTTTGCAACGGCTCGCCTGTTTCGCTGGTCAGGGCGATTTTGAAAAGATGGGTGTCGCCCTGGTAAATGGCCAGATTCTTGGTTTTCATCACAAGCCCAAAGCGGCGCGCAGGCCGGCGCGTTCGTCTTGGCCGCCGAAAGCGGCTTTATTGCCGAAGACGTCAATTTCGACGATTGGGCTGCCGTCCACGCTTTCTTTCCAGTAGACAAGCTCGACGGTAAATTTATGTTCGCCGCCTTCGCCTTGCTTGTCGCTGCCTGGGTCGGCTTCTGTAATGCGTCCGCGCGCTTCGCCTTTTAATACTTGGTAGCCGGTGCCGTCTTCTTCTTGCAGCGCGCCTTGATAGCGCAGCAGCTTGCCGTCGATGCTGCTAGACATAGACTTGAGCATGTCGGCGTCGTAGCCTTTGGATGTGACCTCCATCGTCAGCTTTTCAAAGCCGTGGACGACAGTCATCTCGGTCATTGCGCCGCCCGGCGTGTAGGTTTCGGTTTGACGGCTGATTTTTGGGCGCGTGATGTCGACGACGACGCCGTATTGGTTCTCGCCATCGACGAATAAGTTAAAGCCTTTGAGGACTTTTGGCATTTTCATGGGGTTGGTTTCCTTTCAGACGGCCTAGACGGTAGTCGGTTTCAGGGTGTTGGCGAATGTGATGACCTTGTCAACCAAGTTAACAAAGAAGGTGTCAGTGACGTGTTGGTTGAAAACCATGTTTTCCAATGGTGGCACCCATGTGAACTCGTAGCTGATTGTGAATTGACCGGCTTGTACTGTTTCGGAGGTGTTGAGGGTTTTGTCGATAAAGACACGCGCGCCCAAGATGTAGCCTTTGTTGACGTACTGCGCCAATTTGGCGTTGATGGCCATGATGATGTCTTCCATCAGGCTTGGGTGCATCGGCTTGTCCAAAGCCCACATGAAGGCAGAAGCGATGGTCTCTTGGATGATTTGAGCGGTACGCGTGGCAACTTCAAATGCCATCATGCTGTCGTTGGTGCATGTGCGGTTGCCCCAAACACGGAAGCCGTCTTCGCGGATCAGGGTGGTGACGTCTTTGTTGTTGAGGGTGTTGGCGTCGCAGTTTTTGTCCAAAAGGTCAAAGCTGCGCGCGAATTTCAGGCCGCTGACGCCATTGATTTCGGTGTTTGAAATGGATTTGTGCCAGCCGACATTTTTGTCGAGTTTGGCGCGCGCGCCCAAGATGCGCGCAATCGTTGCGGCGGTTTCGGTTTTCTTGGTGGTCGGGTCGAACGCCATGAATTCGTTGTCAATCAACATCAGCTCACGCTGGCCGAAGTTTTTGCGGTAGTTGCCCACTTCTGTGATGTCGGGATTGCCGCCTGCGCTGCCGTAGGCAAAGGCGCGCGTCGCTTGGGCAACTCCTACCAACTCGGTCAAGACGTCTTGGCTGTCAAGCTCTGGGCAGCCCAAGATTTTTGGGGTAAAACCTGTCACGGCTTTAGCGCGGCGCAGGGCTTTGAGGCCGGTGTAGTTGCCGCCCTCGGCTGTGCCGATGACGTTGGCTTTTTGTTCTTCAGTATTTTTGCTTTCGGCAACGCGCACGATGACGACTTGCGCGTCGGCTTGGTCAACGATGGCGTCAAGGGATTTGGCGAGCGTGCCTTTTGTGCCTGCTTTTGCGAGCAGGTCGTAGGCTGATGTCGCAAAAATCGGGGTATTGAGCGGAAATACTTTTGCGTCGGCATCTTCGGCGGTACAAACCATGCCGATGATGGCTGTCGAGATGTCGCTGATGCTGCGCACGCCTTCGGTGTATTCGTTGGCGGTAATGCCATGATGGCGGTTTGCTTCTGCCATTTGGGCTTCCTTTTTGATGGGTTAATCGATTGATGGCTATGTAGATACACTATTAAAAATTAATCCCACGCGTGTGGCGAGCGCGTGGGATTTTTTGGGGATTTTTTAAAATTGTTCTTGCTTCAAGGCGGCGGCAAGGTCAGACGGAGAGTATTTCGACGGCTCGCCAAAGCCGATGACGGCGGCGCACCATTCGGAGCAAAACCATTTGTCCAGAGCTTGGCGTATTTTCAGACGGCGAAAAACCGACTTGACGGCCAAAACGCCTGACAGGTCGTATTTCTTGCCTTTTGTTTCGCGCCATAGTTTCATCGCGCGGCCGTAGGTCAGATTGGGCTTGGGCAGCTCAATTAAATCCCACTTGTCAGAGGGCAGCTCCATGCGCTTGCAACGGACGCCGCCGTCTCGATGGGACGATGTGTAGCAGTCAAACTGACCGTCAGGCAGTCGGATGGCGATTTCGCAGTGCGAATATTCGCCGCGTGTCGCTTTGCGGATGGCCCAGTCTGTCACGCGGTAGATGATGTCTTTGGGCGATTGGATTTTTTTGCGGCCCTTGTATAATGCCAAATAAACTTTACTCATTCAGACGGTCTCCGGCAGCTTAAACTCGATTTTGATTTTGTCTAAGGCTGATTTTGTTTTTGCAGCCTCGATTTGGTCTTGAATTGCCTGGCGCTGACCGGCAACGATGGCAGACAAGGCGGAATACGCTAGGGATTTTTTTAGAGCGGCTGCCTTGAGTTTGTCTTTGTCCAAGCCGCGCGCGGCGGCGATGCCGTCTAGGATTGGGGTAGCGGCTGATTTATCGGCAGCCCACGCCTGCGCCTCGGTTGACTGGAGCGGCCATGTCGCCAACTCGAAATCGGGGACTTGGCTCGCTCCGGAGTGGGCGTCAACAAAGTTTTGGGCGGCGGCGTTGAGTTTTGTCAGCAGATCGGCTTTTAAATCTGCCAGATTTGCCGTTTCCAATGGGGTCAGGCTGACACGGTCAGGCAGACTGCCGATTTCTTTCCATACTTGCGCGCCGTCTTTTGTAAAGACGACTTCGCCGCGAAAATCGGGGAGAATCTCCCAGCTCTCGCCCGTCCATCGTGCCGCTTGGTTTTCTTGCAGCGGCGGCACTTCGGCTTCGATACTTTGTCGGCCGTCGTCAAAATATTGCTCTTCAACAAACAGGCCGTCTTGGTCAATTACGCATCTTGTCATTTTTTAATTCCTTGTTTTCGTTTTCCAATTTTTCAACTTTCTCGGCCAGCTCTTGGATGGCTTTTGTCAAAACCGGGATAAATGTTTCGTATTCGATGGTGTAGGTGTCGTTTTTGATATTGACCATAGGCAGGCGGCCGTATTCTTGCTCCAGCGCGGCGATGTCTTGGGCAATAAACCAATGCTGCGGTCGGTCTTCTTTGTGTCGTCCGTCTTTGGTTGGGTTCTTCCACCATTCACGCACTTTGGCGGCGCGCTCGTCTTCTGGCAGGTCGTTGAAAAGCTCGTCAACATAAGCATCGCGGCGGTCGTAGTAGCCTGTGACCGGCTTCAATTTCATGACAAATTGCAGGCCGTCTGAAAGCGGTTTGATGTCGGTTTTATCGCGGCCGTCGGAGCGGATGTTGACAGCGGTCGGGGCATAAAGTGTTTGACCTGAAACGCCGATTTGGATTTCGTTGTTACCGTTGATTCGCGCGCCGTAGCCAATAGCAATAGAGTTTGTGATTTTTCCGCTTAAAACATCGCCTTGCACGTTTCGATAACCCGAAGATTCGCCCACGAATACGCATTGTTCGCTGCTGATTGTTGGCGCGCTCCAGTAACCGACGGCGACGCTTGAGTTATGTGCGCCGTTTCTCAAGGCTGACGCGCCAATGGCGGTGGTTTTTTTATATTCTGATCCTGATAACGCCGCATCTGCGCCGATGATGGTCGAATACCCTGCCGTTAAAGCCTGACTCATCGCGTTTGAGCCGATGATTGTCAGCTCTTCGTTCTTGGTTGCTGATGAGGTATCAGAAAAAACGAACTTCAGCTCGGCAGAGCCGGAGGCGGTCAGCTCTTTTGAGCTATTGACTGTCAGATTATTTCCGCTAACCGATACTACTTTCACGGGGATGACGTCGTTTTGTAAGGTTTGCGCCGCGCCTGATGTCAGGCGGATGCCTATCCAATAATCAACCTCTGCTCCTCGAATATTATTAAATGTCAAATTAATAGTATTCGCCGATTGTGTGTAGCTGCCTGTTTCTGTGCCAGTCCAGACAACATTTCCGCCGTTTGGGGCGCGGTTTTTTTCGAGGCTTTCCATTGCGTTTGCGCCGATGACGGTCACTTTCTCGGCTGTTTTCGCATTTCTTGCGGCGTTGCCGCCAATTACGGTTTGCGCGGCGCGGCCTTGATATGTTTGCAAGACTGCCTCGCCGATTGCGATTGTTCTTGAGGTTGGGGACGGCCAGAAGACTTCGATGTCGCCGCTCAAACCGACTGGGGCCGTCCCTGCCAGCGCGCCTGCCCCAAGTGCAATATTTGATGAGCCCTCGCCCAAGCCTTGCCCGGCGTTGCGGCCGATGGAAACATTGGCAAAACCGCTTGTAATTCCTCGCCCGGCATTGCCGCCGATGCCGATGTTTCGCGTGCCTGCCATTTTTGACTGGTCGTACCATTCTGTCTCGGCTTGCACGTTGATCAGGCTGTCTGCGCCGATGGCGATGTTGTCGCGGCTGATACGCGAAAAGCCCTGCGCGCGGTCGCCGATGGCGATGCCGGAAACGCATTTCTCGGTTTTTGCCATTGCGCCCTCGCCGATGACGACCAATCCAGTGCCTGTCCATTCGTTGGATTTGAGATTTGAGGCGGCTCCTGTGCCGCTAATAAATCGCCCGATGCCGCTGCGGATAGGCTGATATGGCATATCGACGGTAGCGCCGTTGACGGTAAATTGGCCGTTGCCGTATTTGTTTTTTGTTTGATATTTTTTATTTGTATCGATTTTTAAGCCTAAGCAATCAACAAACACGCCTAACGCTGCGCGCTCGGCGGCCTCGATGGTTTCGGCGGCGTTGTTTTTTGATTCGGCATAACCAAAATCACGAATGCTCAAGGATGTGTATTGGCGCAGCCAGCGTGTGCCGGATTCGCCGACGATGACTGTGGCGGCGTTGTCGGCAAGGGCTTGATTGTCGGATTTGACAAACACGCCGCCGCCGCCGTTGATGCCGTCATGATAGTTTTCGACGATGACGACGGATGCGCCGTGCTTGTTAAATTCGCGCAGGGCGGCAATGCTTGGCACGCGGTAGGCGACGTTGCCGAATTTTTTATTTACTGTTTGCTCAACAAATTCTCGCGTCGCCAAAACGACAGCCGGGTCAACCTTGAGGCCGACGGCGTCGGTGTTGTCGATTTGGATGACCATGCGGATGATTTGCTGGCTTGCCGTGCCGCTGGAGAGGCGCGGCTTGTAGCTGTCGGCAATGCTGCCGATGGCGATCAGATTGTTGTTGTTGTCAAAGAGGCCGACTTCGCGGATGGTAAAGTCGCCTTCTTCTTCGGGGATGAGCAGCTCGGCGATGACTTGCTTTTGGTTGTTTTCGTCAACTTCCAGCATATTGAGGCTGGCACGGTACACTTCGCGCGTCAGGGCGGTGGCTGTGGCTGACGGCGTGATGGGTTGGCCGCCGCCGTCGCCGACTGCCATTTGGCTCAAGTTGACGACTGTGCCTAATGCGGTCGCTTTCGCGATGCGCGCGGCGCCGATGTTGGTGACGAGGGTGTAATACTGTTGGCTCATGGGTTGGCTTTCGGGTTAATTGTGATGACGTCGATGTGTTGTAATGCGGCGGCGGCGCGGCCTGCCGGGGATAAATTAATTTTTGGCTTGATGTATGGGTAAATTGTCGTGCGTTGTCCGCTGATGGTAATGCCGCTGGCTTTGAGTTTTCCATAGGTCATAACGCCGACGGTCAAGCCGCTTAAATGACGGCTTACCGGCTTAACCTTTTGGACGATGCGCCGCATTTCCTGATAGTCGGCCTGGCTGATGGCTTCTTCGGCCATCAGGGTCAGAGCAAAGCTGGCAGGCGAGCCTAGTGGCTTGGTCTGAAACCATTCTGTAATCTTGGCTGTCACGCCGAATGGCTTGAGGGCTTCTTCGATTGCGCCGTTTGTGCCTTTGAATTTATGGGTGCGGTAGGCGGCTTTTATGACATCGCGCTTGCGCTGCTCGTCCCATGTGTCATTCCAATAGTCAACCGACAGCGCCCAGGCGAGATACGGCAGCAGATGCGCAGGGATTCTGTCGGGATTCCAGAGGTCGGAGACGACGGCGTAGGGGACGGGGTAGATTTCGGCTTCGCCGAATTTCTTCTCAAATGCCGTCCGCGTTGATGGCTGGGCGGTTTGGTATTTATTCATTTTGGCCGCCATAGCTGATATTGATTTGCGTACACAAGGCAGCCTGATATTGAGTAACCGGCAGGGCGGCGGCTGGCTGGCTGATGACGACGCTCTGCACGCCCTCGACGCGCAGGGCGGCATAAATCATCGATAAATCAACGTCGCGGCCCAGCTTGAAATTCTCGTCCACGGCTTCGCGCATACGCTCGCGCGCGTTTTCTAAAATCGGCTCATAGTCTGGGGTTGGAAAGACGATGATTTGCGCGTTGATTTGATACTCGATGATCTGCGCGGCCTTGACTGTCACGCGGTCGGCGGTCGGGCGGCGGTATTTGGCATTGACGGCCTCCGTCACGGCTTTGATGACAGCTTCAGACGGCACGCCTCCTGCTTGATTGGAGAGGACGACAATATCGACAACCGCGCCGCTCGGGCTGATGACGGCGATGTCGGCGACTTGGCCGTGCGCTGATTTGGCGTGTTGGTAATATGATTCTTCGCTGCCTGCCGTGGTCAGCGTTTCAAACGCGCCCTGCACGCGGCGGCGCAATGATTCGTCGGATTCTAAAACCTGCTGGATGGGCGGCTCGACGGTGTAGTCCGCCTCGGTAATGACAAGGCGCTGAATATCGACATTAGCGGCGAGCTGGTCTAAGTCGCTGCCGCTGGCGTATGCCAACATCAAGCCTTTGGCGCGCTCGTTAAAGTCTTGGCGCATGAGCATTTCGGAGTAGGCGCACTCTTCCAGCAATTTGACAACCGGCTCGGATTCCAGCTCCAAGACTTTGCGCCAATATTCACGCTCGGCAGGCGTTTGGTATTCGGCGATGAAACGCTCCTTGCGCGCGGCAAGGATTTTCTCGAAGTCAATCTCTTCGATGACGTCGGGAGCTGGAATTTTTGATAGGTCGGCAATTTGCGGCATTTTTTATTTCCTGATGCTGTATGTCTCAAGTGTGCCGGTCGAGATGTTGACGGCTTCGATGTTGATGATGACTTTTGCGTCGTTGGCGGCGGCTGCCGATACGGTGGCCGCCTGAATTTCAATTCGCGGCTCCCACTTTGCCAGGGCGGCGATGGCGGCCGCCTGGCATTGCAAGAGCAGGGCAGGGGTAATCGGTTGGTCTAATAATTCGGGCAGTAGGCTGCCATATTCTTCGCGCATCAGGCGCGTGCCGATGCGCGTGAATAGAATGTTTTTTATTGACTGGCGGATGTGGTCGTAGAGGCTGATTTGACGGCCTGTTTCACTGTTAGTCATTCTGGTTTGCCTGTTTTTCCGCCCGAATCGCCTGGATGAATATGCTCATCGACGACGATGCCGTTGGATGTGATTTTGCCGGTATTGGTCAGCGTGCCTTCGTGGTTGATTGCGCCTTTGATGGTTGTTCCGCCGCCTTCTCCTTCGCCGCCGCTGCCGCTCATGCCTGCCGTGTAGGTCAGCAGGCCGTTGCTTGTTGTCATTTTTTGGATGACGACGTTGCCAGTGATTAGGGTGTCTGGCGCGTCGATGGTCAGATTGGCGACGGCTTTTAATGTCATTTGCCCTGCGCCGTGGTTGTAATTAATGATTGCGCCGTCGGGGAATTTGACGACGGTCTCGTCAGCCGATTGGGCAGGGCTTGGGAATGAGGCTGATGCCATGCCGCACAAAACTAGGCCGTTGGCGGTCTCGCCGCTTGGAGACAAGATGATGCAGTTTTCGCCGACGCTCGGGGGGCGGTGTACGGATACGCCGCCTGCGAATGGGACGAAATAGGGCAGCCAGTCGCTCGTCAGCTCGCCATGTTGCACGCGTACCAATGCGCGCGCAGGATCTGATTCGGCAATCACGCCCTGCTTGATGATGTTGGCGATTTTGCGGTTGAGTTCGGCGTTCATTTGGTTTGGGTCTCGTGCGTGTGATGTGCGTAGTTTGGCAAGCGGTGGACGGTTTTTCTATTTTTGGCGGTTTTGATGGATTTTTTTAAAAGAGAGGCCGTCTGAATTTTGATTTCAGACGGCCTTTTTTATTCGTGGGCAGCCATGTGGCTGATGACAAGTTGCTCAATAGTGTCGAGGTCGTCATCGCTAAAACCTAAGAGATGACGCTCGGGGCGGTTGTCTTCGCCCGATTGGTGGGCGGCGGCGATGTAGGCTGTCAATCCGCTGACGAATTTGATGGCGACGCCCATGCTGTCGATTTTTGATTGCAGGTATTTGGCGCGGCTAATTTTGGTAAACATGCGCGTCTTGAGCCGCTCTTTGGTGGGCTTTCCGTCTAAAACGCGGATGTAGTCGCGGTTGAATTTTGACACACCGCGCGTTTCCAGCTCGTAGCCCCACTCGTATTGCGGATCGTAGGCCGCCGTATTGGCGCGCGATTTCTTGGCGGCGCTGGCGGCGGTCTTGATGTTTTTAAATTGGCGGATTCGTCCGGCGTGTTTGCCGGAGAGATAGACAAAGCGCTGCCCGACTTTCAGCCGCTCGCCGTCTTTGAGCTTCCTGCCTTCTTCATCGTGACCGGCGCGCGGCGTCATGGCGTTGCCTTCAGGCTCGACGTTGGCGCGGATGCGCTGGCGGTTGGCTTTGAGGACGACTTTGCCAATATCGCTTTTCAGGCGGCGCAGCTCTGCCGGGGAGAGTTTGGCAATGTATTCGTCGATGTTCTTGATGTAGAGATTTAAAGCGTCGGCGGTCATTTTCTGTCTGTTCCGATGCCCAGCGCGGTCATCAGGTCGGAATGGTTGGCATTGCGCGGATGGCCGATGACGATGTTGCCCTGGTCGTCGGTCAAAACGGTGGTGCGCTCGGTCAGGTTTAACTCAATCAGGATGTCGCAGGCGTGGTTGCTCAAAAGCTCAACCTCGAAACTGTAATCTGTCGGCGTGGTCGCGCCCGGGCCGATGATTTGGGGGTTTTCTTCTTGCAGCCAAGCGATGACGACGGCGTTTAAGACGTCGATGTTGCCGGTAAAGTCGGTAATCATGACGCTGAGGCGGTATTTAGTCTCATGGCTTAATGTGCCTTTTGAGGCGATGATTTGGCCGTTTGTCACGAACATCGTCAACTTGTCGGGATTTTGGCGCAGCTCGGGCAGATGCTTTTGGATTTCAGCGCGCAGTAAAGCTGGTTTTTCCATATTTTTCCTGTTTGCGTTGGCAGTCGATACAGAGGCGGCAGCCGGGGACGGCTTGGCGGCGTGCTTCGGGGATGGGTTCGCCGCATTCTTCGCACTCAAATGCGGAGGGGTAGTTTTGCTCGGCGCGGTCGGCTTGTCGTGCTAAGGCGTGGGCGCGTTGCATTTCTTCCAGATCGCAGGCGCGGTCGATAAAATCGGTCATTTCTCGGCCTCCGCGTCGGGGTTGAGGCAGGCGGCGAGGGTGTCGCGGTAGAGGCGGCACTGCTGAAAAGCTGTCTTGTAGGCGGAAATGGTATAAACCAAGTCGGCATTGGTTTTGATTTCTGCTGGCGGATTGACGGTACATTTCGGCACTGGTGGGCATGTGTCGGCGGCGTTGATGGTCAGCGGCTCTTTGGTGGCGCAGGCGGTCAGGGCTGCGGCGAGTAAGATGATGATGATCGTTTTCATGGCTGTGCTTTCTAAGATAGGGCATGTTTGACACGCCCTTTTTTTATTTGATGGTCTTTGCTAGGTCTTCGGGGACTGCCTGGCTTGCCCAATCGTGATTTTTTTGGATGGCCGTCTGAATCTGCTCATTGTGGCCGGCGGCTTCGGCGGTCAGTCGGTCGAGCTGCTCTTGCAGGGTGCGGCTGCGCTGGTGGTAGAGCTTCAGGGCGGCTTCCTTTTGCTTGATGGTCTCGGCCTGCGTTTTGATTTCCTGCTCTTTGGCTTTGATGGTGCGGTTTGCTTTGAGTAGGCCGTTCATCAATAGGGCGCAGGCGAGGAATAGGGCGATGCAAAATGAAATGACGGTTTTCATGGCGCGCCCTTTAGTCAAGCTCGAAATGTGGACCGTCGATAAACGCGCGATTACCGGCGGAGCGGCGGACGGCGACGTAGTCGGCGACGAGTTGGGTTGTCGGCTTGGTGGTGTCGTTGAGTGTTGCCCAGCAGCCGCCCCAACGTACGCGGATATTCAATTCTTTAGCGGCGGCGCGCATGGCTTCTGCGATGGGATAGAAATTTTCCCACGCCCATGAAATCTCTTTTGTACCGTTGCCGTCGAAGTCGCCCCACGGAATGAGGTCGGCGGCGTGGCCGTAGCCGTCTGTTTGTTTCAGGTGTTTGCTGTTGAGGGTACGGCTTGCACCGGCGGCGACAAGTCGCTTTTGTCGGTCGAGTGTGCGCAGCCCTTCGTTTACGCTGAAATCTTGGCTGGTCAGCTCAATCGCGCGCTGGATGACTTTAACGAGGTTTGGATGGACGCCGTTTAATTTTGACAGGCTGGTTTTTCCCAGGGTGTAGGTTTGTTTTTCAGTCATTTGTGAGGCTTTCTTATGGGTTGGTTTGATGTTTGGTCGAGGTCGGCAAAATACTGTTGACGTTGCCGCCGTGCCAAATTAATGCTCCGGTATGGAGGGCTAATCCGAAAATCAGCCCCCACACGGCGACGGAGTAGAGTTTGAAAATCACGGCTATCATCAGCCCGATCATCCAGGCGAATTTGAGCCAGGCAATAAAACAAATGAGGGGCTTGTGGGTGCGGCCGCGCGTATCGAAAAACAGGATGCGCCATGCTCCGGCAGCAGTCAGGGAGATGATGGCGGCGGCTTGCATTGGGGTCATTCGCTCTCTCCTTTCTTTTGGTTGGGTTGGCTTTTAATCTTGGCTGTGCCGACAAAGTCGATCAGGCGGTTGACGATGACGACGACGAGGGCGGAAAACAGGGCGGCGCCCAAAAATTCGTTAAATTTCAGCGGCGGCGCATCGGGTCGGATGATGCTTAATACCCAGTTGAAAATCCCTGCGGCGGTTTCGCCTCCAAAGATGCCGCTGAAAAAGGAAACGGCGAAGAGCCAAGCCTTAGTCAGTGGACTGTGTTGGTTTTGGCTCAAAATAAACAGGCTGGCGCCGACGGCTGCGCCGAAGGCAACAGAGGCGGCCATGTGATAACTGCCGATGACGATGACGGCAGCGTTGATGGCGGTGGTGGTTTTGGTTTCGTTCACGTTTTCTAATCCCATAAATTAATAGTTTTGATTGTTTGGTTTTGTTCGATTTTTGGCATGACGATGGTCAGCCCGGCTGGCAGTTGCACGGCTTGGCGGCTTAGTTTTGGATTGGCAGCGAGGATTTGCTCAACCATGCCGCTGGATTTGCCGTAATACTCGTAGGCGATGCGGCTAATGGTGTCGCCGTCGCGCGTGATGATGGTGTTGTTTTGGGTGTGCATTTCAGACGGCCTTTAGATTAGCTCGCAATCGATGCGCGGCTTTTTGAGCAGCTCGGCGATGGCGTGATGACCTTCGCGGCGGTAGTCTTCGGCGGTCTCTTGTTTGGCGTCGCTGCGCGCGGCTGTTTTGCCGGTACTGTCGTAGTCGTTGTAGATCTCTAGGAGCAGGGCTTTGGTGTAGCTGTACACGGCGCGGCGGTAGCGGATGTTGGCGAGCGGCTCGCCGTTGATTCGGCGTGGGTCGGTTTGGCTGATGTGTTGCGCCAATGGGACGATGGCGATGATGTCTTTGAGCTGGTCGTTGACGTAGGCGACGGCGTTGATGGCGGTGTCGAAGAGGCGGTCTGGCGTGATGGTGGTGTCGATGCGCATGTCGCGGCGCAGTTCGTCCAGGTCGATGACCGGCCAAAAGTCGCCGCTGTCGATGTGTTGTTTGTCGATGGTTTGTGTGTTGGCTGGGGCGGCGGTATTAAAGTTAAATCCGGTCATTTCAGACGGCCTTTTTTATTGGGGTATGGCAGGGGCGGCGGCGCAGGCTGGAAGGGATTGGGCTTGCAGACAGGCCGCCGTCTGCCATACGGCGGGGGAGCTTTTATTTTTCGAGCTGTTTTTTCAGGGCGTCGATGCGTTTTTTGACGCCGCTGCGCGCGTTGTAGGCGTAGGCTTGCTCGTAGAGGGCAAGGGCGTGTTCGTCTTCGCCTTGCTCTTCGGCGCGCTCGCCTGCGGCTTTGAGCAATTTGGCGCGGATTTGGTCGGGCATGTTGTTGATGTGCAGGCCGTTGTCTGCTTTGGCTGTGACCCAGTCAATCAGGGTTTGCAGGTTGGGCAGGCTGATGTCGCTTCCTGCGCTGATTTGTTCGGCCATTTGCTCGATGATGATTTCGGGCATGGTGCGGCTGTATTCGTCGGTCGAGGCCATTTGTGTCTCGATGGCGAGC